GTTCCTTCTAATCCCAAATAGGGAAAAGAAGGGTCCTGGTTAACCTAACCAGACCCATGACCATTTAAGATTGGCAGAATGGTCAACTGCATAGACACCAGGATCCATATGCGCCTCCACCTTAGCTAGTGGAGAGGCATATTTCTCTGGATCTCCAGTTCTCAGTTCCCGAGTCAGCTCTTTTCGCAAGAGCTCGCTCCATGCGGCTTCACGAATAGCTAATGCTTTCGTATAAGGCTGGGGAACGCGATGTTCATATCGTTGCAGATTAGAATTCCATCTACGACGAAAGAAAACATCATTAGCAGACGTAAGCGTAGTTCGTAGGACACAAGGAATTTGCCCTATGAATGTACGAGGAAAAGGTACAGTGTATTGTGACTCAATAAAACTGATGAGTCGCGCAACACTTTCCTCACCAAATTTTGCAATTAATTGATTGCAAAATTCTACGTCCGTAGAACGGGAGCTATGTGACACAGCCGGAACTTTCCGGAGTCTAACAGGAGTGACATCATATTGATTATGATAGTCACCACCGCAAGATTCTCTGAAGGGTCCACGACTATACGACTTGTCTCTGTTAACCAAGAGGCCAACAGATTCAAGACATGACATTACCACGGCACTGCATTCCGTGCCAACGATAATATCGTCACCATATACGTAAACGGGACTAGTTAAACCCCGCAAACGTATACCCGCCAAGGCTATAGCCCAAAAGACTAGAGCCTCAACTGGAAAACAACAAGCACTCCCCATTGGGGCAAACTTGTTGAGTACCACTATCTCGCCGTTTGGAAGTAGCGTGCTTTTCGAGCGACAAGCCTGAAAAGCTTCAAACCAGTTAGGAGGAAATAAATACTCCACTAGTTTGAGAGCTACCCGATCGGATGCATCGGATAAATCGAGAGTAGCCCATTCGCCAGTTTTACTTGACGAATAAGCTAATCCGCGATTGATCTCCTGGTCTGTAAAATTAACAAACCCGCGAGTAAGGTGATGACCCTCGATTACCTGATATAACTTTCGCATGAGCCCCTGCTGTATATACATTAAAGCAGCAGGCTCACACGATATTATACGTGGTCCTCGAGAATCCTTAGGCACAAGACATACTCGTGCCTGAGGATCAACTAACGAAGACTTTTCCAACTTTTCCAACTCATCAGAAAGATGAGTCGGAGAGAAGAAAAAGTACTCAGGATATGGGAAAGAATCATCGAGTTGCTGGTAATACCGCAACTCATGCCACTTCTCATGGTTTTTCATCATGTCAGCGGTTGCACCGCTTCCATGGCAAGGTCGAATATCGAAAGGATCTGAGTTACAAAGGATCCTCCAAATATAAGATCTTGCTACATCGATGAGGTCCATTGAAGGACTAAAATCGATGTTACCTACTTGTCTATCGATTTCTTTGAAACGCGATAGATGTTCGGTGATGAAATCCTGATCAAAGTTGGTCTCCAGTTTGTAGAATATGTAAGATAGTTGTCTTACACAATCTACGGCTTCGGAATTACCTTCAATAGCATTCTTGATAGCATTACCCATAAATATGGGTAGGCCACTGTCGTCTGATTGGAAATCAGCAACAGGTGTCCATTCAGAAGTTGAATGGTACTTATCAAGGCCCTTCCCAATATTGGGAAGGGTACATGTAAGGAAGGTAACGCCTTCATTTTTCAACCGCCTTTCAAAAGTTGATAAATCCTCTTTTGAAATAAAAGTTGAATAGCGCCGGTTCCGCGCTAGGCCGATCCATATATTTCTATATAGATCGAGGCTCTTCCGACTACCTATGTTATTCATAGACGGTCTCCAAGAGCCACTAAGCGCAACCAGGAGTTCCCTCACTAGAACACGACCTAAAGGCGTATTCCAACCGCTATTTAGTCTGCCTATCTTCTCCGTCGTCGTCTTACATCATGTCTTAAAGACAAGATTAAGAAAATGACAGCAAGAAGTCCGGTTAAAGTCTGAAGGTACTCACCCGTCATGGGTTGGTGACCTTAGACTTCCCGGTTAAGCAGCGCAGTCACGTTAGCGTTCGATCCCCCTTCGACCAAGAAGTCGACGAGGCGATTGCACAGCTCTATCATAAGAGCATTCGTGACCGCAGTGTTCTTCGGGCGGGTAAAGACAACATGTACTGAACCCGTCGCCGGCACAAGGACCGCATCAACAACTGTTTCATCGATGCGAACCAAATGCCGCAGTGTCCCGTCTTTCGTCTCTTCATGAGACACCGTCAGTTTACGCTCGTTGGGGAGAGTTAATCCCGCAACGGAGTATTCCGAACGGTTAAGGTCAGCTGCCCGCAGAGCAAACACAGAAGTGTTTGTATCGACGTCAGTAGCTGAATCCTTCGAAAGAGTGAGAGATGCACCTAGTGCCATAGTGGTACTCCGCCTAATAAAGGCTGTTATGCGGCAAAGCCGCGGTTTCCGGTATTTAGCCGGTCAAGAATAGAGTAAACCTCTACCTTGAAAAACCCAAGCTGAGACCAAGTACAGCCTGGTTAAGTGATGGAAAATGCCATCCATTCCAAACTAAAGACTGATAGTCTGGTTGGGATGGGAGGCGATGGAATGTTTCCATCGTCCAGTTTCCACCTGGACATTCTATACCAGTATGATCCGACGTAGGTCGGTACTGGCATGTAACGTCCAGCGAAATCTTCTCTTTATATTGGAGGTAGGAATCCTCCAATTTAATTGGCAACTCCAAAGTGTCTAACCGGAACTGCCTACATATTAATCCAACATCCAAGAACCAATCGAGGATGAAGGAAAATGGTATGGCGTCCCAGACGATTTGGAGGTTTAACTCAAACCCTAGAGAATCTAAGATCCCTCTTAGATGCTCTTCGAATGCCGTCATCTCCGGAATCGGAAGAGGACGATATGCGATAAAGGCATCACAGGTCCAGGTGCGGGTTATACGCCACTTTGAGGTGTAGTATAACCCAACATAAGTTCCTGTGTGAGTTTCACTACCAGCATCAACGCGTTTTTGCTTCTTGGATAATTTTCCAAGTCGCTTGCGAAATGCTTCTAATTTTGTATGCAGATTTGCAACCGCATTATACGCAGCTCGACCGTCGCCCAAAGTGGGACGCCAGCCGAACTGGTAATTGAGGTTAGCATTAGCTGCATTCTTAATTAGACCAGCTCCGTACTTCCAGAACTTAAAGAGTTGTGAAATCTGATCCAAATCCAAAATGAAATTTGGAACAGACAACTCCGTAAGGTCTGGCTTAAGACTGTCAAAATTTTCAGTCATAAGCGTAACGGCGTTATTACCAAGGTAATGGTGTTGGTTATTACCCAACGTAGCCATTGCTATGGGTTTAACGGCAGTGAGTGCGAGGTTTGTGTCATAAGGTGCGGCGAAATAGTCCATCCTAACAGTTGGATTAGCCGCCGTATACCACATCATGGTTTGCATACCTGATGCAGCGACACAACTTCTTTCCTTTTGATGTAAACACACGTTTGCCTTTGAAACTTTTGAAGACAAACGTGATGTTGACGAGATAGAGTCTTTAGACCAAGCGATAGCCTCAGAATGAGGCCCACCGCTGCCCACTAATGCACCAGTCGCAATTGAATACGACTTGTGGACATTAGGGACACTAAGGACTGTAGACATTTCTCTCACTTTGGACTTGGGTTTCCCAGTCCTCTGTATCATAAGGTATACTCCTGTAAGCTGAGGTGTGGCCGAGAAGAGATGAACCAACTTTCGCTGGTTCGAAAGAAGGAGAGAGCTCCAGAAGGA